AAGTTTAAAACCTCTTGATCTAGATTACATTCTGAATTATTGACCATAGGTTGTGATAAACCGCCTCTATCTCTTCTTATATAGTTGACCCAATTAACTAATGTTAATGGCGGTTTCTTTATCTTCTTAAGATTGGATACACGTCTAGGTTCTTTAGATTCAATAACCATAAACCTATTTAGGAATCCATCTGCTATACGTCCAGAGTTAAGTGCTTTGTAAAAGTTCTTAGGTACTGACAAACCAACCATAGTTATTGCAGGCTTATGAGTTACACGGTTCATTATCTTTTCTTTAAGATCCTCAACTTGTATACCCATTAAGGAATAGTTATCTGGCCTTAAAATACCGTGGCACCTACCCCAGGCTTCCATAAGAGTTTGTATACCGTCCTCTTTGTTAGTGTTACCTGCTTGGCTAATACTTTCTAATCTTTTACCAAACTCATCCATTATAGTTACGTGAGTAGGCCTCATCTTAAGTACAGAGTGAACAGCACCACTAGAGGTATATCCATCTCCAACTACCAATTTATCGTGCTCAGAGGCATTCAAAACAGCTTCAACGAAGGTTTTTATGTTTTCCTTACCCTGTCCAGACTTAGCTATACACATAAAATACAAACTAGAAAAGTTATTCATGTTAGTTTTAAAGATCCTACCGCAAGTCACACTTGCTAATGATAAGGCGGCTACAAGTGATAGTTCTGGCTGAGATACTTGTGCAATCTCTTCACAATAATTAAACATGTCTTTGAGTAAACCTGGTGGATTAAATAAATCATCTGGCGGTCTTATGTCTTCTTTGGTTTGAACAAACAAAGGTGCTATCTGATTCTTTCTATCGTGTGTCTTCTTTACATTATCTACAACTGATTCTACTTCTTGTTGTGGTAATGGTGGTGAGTTCTCCCTGTTCCAGTTGTGTAAAAATATTCTTACAAAGTCTAGGTTTACATTTTTGGATATTAAGTAACCAGCTATACGTGCTGCATTATCATTACGTGATCCTTCATTTACACCAGTCAAAGTAAAGGGTGCTGTCTTTTGTACGCTGTCTTGTTTTGGTACACCAGTTATTTTTTCAAACTCTTTCTCTGTAAAGTCTGGTAGATCTTTGTGATCAAAAATATCCCAACCAGGGAGAGGTATAGGCTTATACATTTGACCGTTCGCATGACGGTTGTAAGGAGCGATAATTAATCCGCCCACACCTCTCAAATCAATCAACCTTTCTACTGGTGTTTCATCAGTTCTTCTTGTAGCAAAGGTTGTATAGTTTTCTGGGTTATTGTAATAGTAGTGCATACCCTTACCTGTTCTTACTTTATAAGGGCAAGTAGGAAGGTTCTCTTCAACCCAGCTCATAGCCTCTGGGGAGTCTGCATCAACCACCATAAACTTACCGCATACTAAAGCTACTACAAGGTTATCTCTATTTACAAACCAATCCTGTACGGTTTCACGACTAGGCCTTTCGTTCTTGTATTGCTCCCATCCCTTGAGAAATGGTGGCGGTTTTTTATTGGATCTTTGAAGCGGTACTACGTTATAGCCTTCATCATAAAAAGCCAGAGCAATATCTATCGCTGCCTCATCCTCAGACAGATTAAAATCAAACATGTTGAATTAATCTTCTGTTAGTAGTTCTGCTATTTCACCATAAATACTTTCAAAGTTTAGTCTACCTTCTGTTAGTTTTATGATTCTTTTAGCTTGTCTGATTGATGGTTGTCTATGGCCATATTTCCAAGCTTCAATAGTATGTTCTGATACATCCCATTCTTTTGCTGCTTTTTGTTTACCAAGAAACTCTATATATTGTTTTAAATTGTATGGATTCACTTTTCTATCTTTATACTTTGGTTCGATACCCATCTCTTCTAATTTCCTTAATCTTTGTCTAGATATAGAATTTACTCTATGATAATAATTTGCAATCCAGACAAAATTTTCTATTGCACTTTCCATTAAACCTCCTTACAGCTTGAAAATATATTATTTTACATATTGTATATTTATAGTATATAATATGCAAGTTACATATATTTACTAAAGGAGGTTAATATGAATAACGATTTAACAAGCAGGATTGTTACTCCAGAAAAGCTTGTCCAGAACCAAGGTGCAAAAGTCTTGGTATATGGTATGGCTGGAGCTGGAAAAACAAGCCTTGCTAAAACTGCACCAGGTAAGGTGTTAGTTATAAGTGCTGAAGCTGGTTTACTTTCTATCAAAGATGCAACTAATGTAGATGCGATAGAAGTTAAAGAAGCTTCTGAGTTAATGCAACTACATGAGATGCTTAACACAGGCCAGTTGAAATACGATACGGTTTGCCTTGATTCCATTTCTGAAATCAGTGAACTTTTACTTCAACAGGAAAAGGCACGACACAAAGATCCTCGTAAAGCTTATGGGGAAGTACAGGAGTCTGTAACAAATGTCATGCGAGCATTTCGTGATTTACAAATGCATGTCATGTTTATTTGCAAAGAAGAAAAGATAAATAGTGATGGTATCTTTATGCACGAACCAAAAATGGTTGGTACAAAGTTAGGCCAGTCTATTACCTATTTCTTTGATGAAGTCCTAGCCTTAAGGGTTATAGACGATACAGATGCTGAGGGTAACGCAGTCCAGGCCAGATGGTTACAAACCAGAGTTGGTCAAGGATTCGTTGCAAAGGATAGGAGTGGTAAGTTAGAAGCTTTTGAAGTTCCAGACCTTACTGCATTAATTAAAAAGCTAGGCTTTAGTGCTGTAGCTAAAAATACAGATAATGTTAAGGAGATTGCAAATGTCTGACTTTGATGACGTGATATACGTAGAAACAGATGATAAACCAGTTGGGCCAGGTGTGGCTCCATCTGGGGATCATGCGGCTAAAATAATTGCAGCTGAGAAATATAAATCAGCTAAGGGTAATTGGACACTTAAGATGACTTTTCAAGTCGCTGGTGGAGATTACAGAGATCATAATGAGTGGTATAACTTGTGGGATCCTAGAGAGGATATAAAACAAATATCTACTGATATATTTACTAGACTTAGTAAAGCGGTAGGTTTTGTAAAACAACCACCAAGTTCTGCACAAGATTATGTAGGAAAAGGTTTAACACTTACTTTGAAAGAAGTAGAAAACAACTGGACTGACAACGAGGGGAATGAAAGGACAGGAAGTAAGAACAAGGTGTTAAGATATTTACCTGCTGATTCTGGAGGTATGTCGCCACCCCCTGCGGCAGTACCCCCTGATCTGGGATAAAACTAAGGGGCGTTAAGCCCCTTTTTTTATGTCGTTAAACATATTATCTAACTTTCGCCTGGGTATTACTTTAGCTTCTTCACACTTGTAACAGCAGTTACCTTTTGCTACAGGCCAAGCATTATGCCCACGATTCCAGTATGCAATACCGTCAACAGTTCTTTTAACTTCAATATCGCCTTTACAGATCACGCACTTATGTATATCTTCAAACGTGCCCATTACTTTGTTCCTGTTGTTGTTTTTCTGCAATTAAACAAAACCTTTCGTCTTGTTTTTCTTTTAAAACAGATTCTATATATGTGATTAGTCTATCTAACTCTTCTAATTTTTCTTCTATAGTCATTTTCTATCCTGCAATAATGCGAATATAAATAATAAACAAAGAGCTACTACTCCAAAAAAACTCATATCAATTATATCCATTACATATTCTCCATTTTGTTACGAAGCCTTGTCAAATACCAGATAGCCTTATCTAAGTCCTGGATGTTTGCTTCTTTATGATCTGCACGCCATACATATTTGATTGCTGCGGCTTTACAATACCCTTTAAACTCTTCAAAGGTTAAAGCTGATTCTATTGCGTCTATACACTCAATAGACCCTTTCTTATAGTGTGGGGGGTGGTTTACGTTATCTGTCATTTTGTTTCTCCTTCTTTGTAGACTTTTCTTCCCAAACATTCTTAAGTTTGGTTATGTCTGGTTTTTCTTTTTTAAATACCTTGTCCCAGGCTTTATCCCATTTGTCAGGATCCTTAGGTCTTTGTTTGCTACCTTTACCGCCGTGCCATTTAGTCATTCAAACTCATACCCCAGCATAACCTCAACCACACTTGGAGTATTATAAATACTGGGCGTTTGCCCGTCGCAGACTGCTTTATAATCTCCAAGTGTTTCTTCTAGTTGAAGCCACCCTCTTTCCATATCCTCATCATTCATTTTGAATATTTTAGTTGCAAAAGGGTGCTTGGTTTCTTGTGCAACAAACAAGAAATCTTCTACTTTAAAACCTGCTTTTTCAAAACCTCTTTTGTATAGAGCGGCCTGTAAGTCATACTGATAACGTCTGATAGAGCGAGTAAATCCAGATACGGAGCAATCACTTGTAGTCTTGTAATCAATAACTACAATAGATTCATCTGAATAAGGTTGCACTACTGGGTGTCTGATAACATCAGACCTTAGCTTTAGGAGTACATCTTGCTCCCACCAATACAACGCATTTTCATACGGTTTTGTAAAAACGCCTGGATACTCGCCCTGATCAACGTTAAGGAACTTTCTTGCTTCTTCAATAAGATTATCTTTCATCTGAAACAATATATCCCTTTTGTCCTGGTTTATAACAAGCATACCTCTATTTTGGTAATCAATTTTGAGTTGCTTATTAACGTTTGTATATGGAGATCCAGATATAACTGCAACCTCTTTATTAAATGCATTTTCTCCCTCTACTATAAGAGAATGGGCGGCAGAACCGAACTGCATAGCAGTCGTTGGCTCTACCACCTCTTGCATA